AAATGCAGATCCTGATGAACTTGCTACAACGAATGCAATTACTGATTTTTTTGATCCAGGTGAAAAAATAACTTCTAATAGCGGTAATAAAATAGGAACATTTTTTGGTACTGTAGCTACAGATGAAAATATTAAAAATCCTTCTAGAATAAGAGTAAAAACTATAAAATATTTGGATGGAGATGTAACTCAAAAAATTCCAATTGCACAAAGAAATGATCTACTTGTAAATAATTCTACTTATTTATCAACTACAAAACCATCAATTTATCATGTAAAATTTGTTACTGGTGGTACTGGTTCAGTTAATACAATAAAATATAGACGAGGAATAGACTCAAGAGAAGATTTTAATAGTACAGACAATACTTCAGTATGTGATTGGTATCCTACATCAGGCGGAATAGCTGTAACAGGTGGTTATCAGACATTAGAGTTTGGTATTACATCACTCACTAGCGTTAGCACAACTGCAACTGCAACCACATATGGAAAACATGGATTAGAAGATGGACAAATAGTTGCTATAGCTGGAGCAACTCAAACTGAATATAATGGAAGTGTGACAATTACTGTAGCAAGTACAACTTCTTTTTCATATACTTTTGCTGGTTCTGCTACATCTCCTGCTACAGGAACAATAACATATAATGAAAATGTCTCTACAAAATTTACACTACCTTTTGGACACACTACTGATGATGAGTATGCTTTTTCTACTATAGATTTTGTTTCAGAAGAAGTTATTACTGGTGCTAATTCTAGTGCTATGGCAACTGTAAATACTGGTGTTGCATTTTCTGCTGGAGGTAATTTAGGTAATAATGCAGTTATTGGTGTTACCTCAGGAGATGCTGGTTCTGGTTCAATTAAATCTATAGAAATTCAAGATCCAGGAGTAGGATTTACATCTGTTCCTGCAATAACAATGCCCAGTCTTGGAGCAGAAAATGCAATTTTAACTGCAAAAATTGGTGCAATGAGATCAGAGACGGGATTATATCTTGATGAAAATGGACAATTGAGTTCTAGTAAAAAACTTATTGATAGTGATTTTTATCAAAATTATTCTTATTCTTTAATTGCCAATAAACAACTTAACGATTATCAAGAAATTGTTTTTAAATTATTACATCCTATAGGAACAAAACTTTTTGGTGAATTTACACCTGATCCTGCTGAAGTAAATATGGGATTTGATAGTAGAATAAAATTTGAAGATGGTGATTTAGCAATAAAAGAAGATGGTGATGATCTTTTAATGGAAGATCAGACAAATCCAAAACATGAAGTAATATTTAATAATAATCAAAATTTAGGAACAGGAACTATTACTTTAACAGGTAATTCTGATATAGTACTTGGAGATGCTACAGATTTTTCAGCAACGTATGGTGAAGGAGATCATATAGTTGTTGATGATGAACAGTCTTTTGAAGTTTCTTATGGTGAATTGAGATTGGAAAATTATTTAACAGGTACAATAACATCGTCCTCATCAAATGTTATTTCTATTATAGGTTTAAGTAATACTTATCCTAAGACTACAACTGTGCCAACTGTTTTTAGTGCTAGTTCTAATTTTATTGAAAATAGTATAGTTACGCAAATAAGTGCTACGACAAATGAACAAGTAACTGGTCGAGTTCTTAGACACGAATTAGATAATTCAAATAATAATACATTAATTTTGCATTCATGTAATGGTCAGTTTGATGTTTCAAGTAATGCAAATTCTATAACAGGAAACACCTCGGTAATTAATATAAATACATATAATATGATTTTAGAGGGCGGCACTCCATTTATTTACGATGATGAGGGGAGGATAATTGGATCTGCTGATTTGACTGGTTCTCTTGTATCAGAAGAAGACGGTACATCAATTATTGCTCTAGAAGATAGTGTATATCAAAATAATAAAGCAATTATAACTTCAACATTTCAATATGTAAAATCAAATGTAATTTTTGGCGTTGCAACAGATTTTCAAGCTGATTTTAGAATAAACGATAGAATTAAACCAATATCAACTTCAGAAAATACAAAAGTTATTGAAGTAATTAATTCAACATGTTTGATAGGAAATACTGCAATAAGTACGGATATTTCTGATAATATGATTTTAGAGATAGGAACAAAAATTAATGATGGACTTTCTCCGACCGCTCCAGGTGATTTTGTTTTGGAAAATTATGACAATAATGATAACATGATTTTAACTTTTCCTTCACTCGAACCTCGCAAGTTTGATAATGAAGATATACAATATTATAATTTACTTGAAGCAAATGTAAGAGGAACAACTACTGCAAATGGCATATACACAGGAAATACTTCTTTAGCGGGAATAGGTTCTTCTTTTAGTGAAGATTTATTAGTAAATGATGTTATTTCATTATCTTCTAATACATCTTCAAAAGCAAAAATTTTAACAATAGTGAGTCAAACTTTAACTTTAAATAGAGCATTGGGTGATGGAACAGTAGGCCAAACTATAATTTTGCATACTTTTAGAAATTTAGATTTAGAAAGAAATGCAACTACTATAACTTTATCAACTCCTTATGATGCTTCAAATAATTTTATGAATTTGACAATTAATTCTATTGCTACAGGATTGTTACTTCTTGAAGACGGAATTGGTACTGCTAATGCAGGATATATTGGAGGGACTTCAACTGAAGGTAGTTTAAAATTTGAAATATTATCAACATTTGATAATCAGACACCCAAATTTATACAAACATAAAAATTTCATATTAATATAAATAAAGATATGGCTAGACTGGTAACAACAAAATTTAAAATACACAATGCAGAGCAATTTATTGAATCTCTTAGTGAAACTTCAGCAACAAATTTATATTTGTTTATTGGAAAAGTACAAGAATGGGATGATGAAAATGCTCCTCCTATGCCGAATGAAGCTGTAGCTAATACTTTGTATAGTTATTGGGATCAAATGATTGCCGCAAAAAAGGTTACTTCTGCAGATGTTAAACATGTTATTACAAGAAGAAATTGGGAATCAAATACTGCATATATTACTTATACCCATACAAATCCATATCAGTTAGCAAATAATTTTTATGTTGTTACAGAAGATTTTAATGTATATAAATGTTTACAGAATAATTTGTCAAATGGAGCTTCAACAATTAAGCCAACTGGTACAGGTACTGCAGTTATTGAAGTTGTTGATGGTTATAAGTGGAAATATATGTATACAATTACATCTCAAGATACTTTGAAATATACAACATCTGAATATATTCCTGTGCAAAAAAGCGTAGATACTAGACAAATTGCAGTTGAAGATGCCGCTATTGATGGACAAATAGACATTATTAATAAAACATCAAATGGTGATTTTAAAGTTATTTTTACGGATGGTCCAAAAAATGCTGTTGGAGATGCTCAAGATTTTATTGCTAGTGAGACTTTAATAGGTCAAACATCGAATCAATATGGTACTCTTGTTAGTTTTACTTCTGCGGCAAATAATTTAACTTATGCACCTAGTACAGGAAATACAAAATTTGTCAATGGTGAAGTTGTTTTAGGAGGAACATCTAATGCAAGAGCAACAATTTCTACTATACCATTATCAACATATGAATTTGATACAGGAATATTTGCAAGTGTGACTAATACCACTGTAATGCAGTTATCTTCAAGTGCAAATAATAGTGTAGATGGTTTATATGTAAATTCAACTGCTTTTGTGGTAAATAATGCAGGGCAGGGAGAACAAACAACAGTTGTACAATATGATTCTGCAACTAGACAAATAACTGTAGATCCTGCTTTTACTGTTACACCGACTACTTCTTCTGGTTATGAAGTATCTCCATCAATTACAATAAATGGAGATGGTTCTACTTTTAAGGGAAGAACAAGAGGAAATTCATCTCATGGCGTAACAGAAGTAACTGTAACAGAAAGGGGATCAAAATTTACTGTTGCATCTCCATCTGTTTTTGCTAATTCTTCTCATGGAACGGGATCAAATGCTGAAGTTATTATTGGGCCTGTAGGAGGACACGGCAGAGATGCTATTGAGGAATTGGGAGGAAATAAGGTTTTGGTTGATACTCGTATTTCTGGAAATGAATCGGGGAGATTTACAACATCTAATGATTTTAGACAAGTAGGATTGTTGAGAGATCCTTTACAAACTGCAAATACTCTTGCATTTTTTACAGAATCTTTATCTGATCAATCAACAACTATAACAGTTGGAGGTGTTCAAGGTTCTTTTCAACCAGACGAAAAAGTTTATACAGGAACAACTTTAGCAAATAGTTCTGCTAATGGAGTTGTTGTTGATTTTCTAAATAATAAGACACTAAGAATAAATGAAGTAAAAGGTAGTTTTGTAGATAGTACTGTTGTGACTGGTGCAAATACAAGCTCGACCGGAACAATCTCTGCAAACGGTATCAGTCAACCAGGAATGAAACCTTATAGTGGAGATGTACTTTATATTGAAAATAGAGCCAAAATTACTAGACTACAGAATCAAGTAGAAGATTTTAAGATTGTATTGGAGTTTTAACGGATGCCTAAATTAACACAAGATTTTAATATATCACCTTATTATGATGATTTTGATGAAGCGAATAAATTTTATAAGGTTTTATATCGTCCTGGATATTCAGTTCAGGCAAGAGAATTAAATCAAATACAATCTATTCTTCAAAGTCAATTAGAAAAAACAGGAGATACCCTTTATCAAGATGGTTCTAAAGTTTTAGGAGCAGAATTAGTTTTAAATAATAAAATTAATTCTTTAAAACTAAAACCAACATATTCGAATATCGCTATTGTTTCATCTAATTTTAATGGTAGAATTATTCAAGGACAAACATCTGGTGCAAAAGCAGAAGTTGTAACGAGTAAACTTTTTTCGGTAACAAATTTAGATATTTTGATGATAAATTATGTTGATGATATTAAATTTTTAGACAATGAAACAATTAATACGATTGATACGGGAACAACATATTACGCAAGTATTGCAGGAGAGGCTGACGGACTAACAGGAGCAACTACATCTACATCTTTAGCTTCTGGTTTGGGTTCTATAATTAGTGTCAATGAAGGACTATTCTATCTTGGTGGTTATTTTTTACATGTTTCTCCCCAAAATCTTATTTTAGATACTGAGAATAATAATCCTACTACAAGAATAGGATTATCAATTGTAGAAACTATTGTTACAAGTATTGAAGATTCTTTACTTTTAGATAATGCAATAGGAACCCCTAATTATTCTGCTCCTGGAGCAAATAGATATAAAATTGATTTAACATTATCTACAAAAACTTATTTTGAAAAAGGTAGAATAATAGCATCATCGGGTGTTACTTTTTCTGTAAATACGAAAGATAATAGATCAGGAACAGTAAGTGTGACAACAACTACTGATCATAACTTGTCTGTGGGTGATGTTATAGTTGTATCGGGTGCAACTGAAACAGAATATAACGGAAAATATACAATTGCAACGACCGCCTCTACTACAACATTTTCTTATCAAATACAAGGTAAACCCTCAACACCTGCATCTGGAACACCTGGATATGTAACAGGAGTAGTTGATCCAATTGCTAAAACTGCGGATGCTGATTTTATTGAATTGTTAAGAGTAGAAAATGGTGAAAAAATTGAAGAAGTGAAATTTCCTATTATGGGAAATATAGAAAAAACTTTAGCAAGAAGAACATTTGATGCTTCTGGAGATTTTACAATTAGACCATTTTCTCTTGATGTTCTTGATCATAAAATTAAAGGAGTTGCTTCTGATAGAACAACAACAAATACAAGTACAACTGTTACTGCTAATGGTGCAAACTTTATAGCAGATGTTAATGTTGGTGATACTATATTCTTTTCAGGAAATACTTCAAGAACTGCCGCAGTTACATCACTAGGAAATACTACATCTCTTACGTTAACAACTGGAACTGCTTTAGGTGATGGAAGCACTAATCAAAGAATAGGTGTTTCTACAAAAATAACCGCAGAATTAAGTCCAGGAAAAGCATATATTAAAGGATTTGAATACGAAACTCTAATTCCAACATACGTAAATTTAAATAAAGCAAGAAGTACAGAATCGGTTACCGCAGAAAAACAAGGAGTTGAATTTGGACCATATGTAATTGTATCAGATGTTATTTCTAATACTGCATTTACTTTAGGGGTAAATTCTGCAACTATTAATTCAACATCTGGAGGAACGGGTGCTGATTTAATGGATTTACACATGGTTAAGTGGCCATCAACCAGTCAATGTGAAGGAACGGTATCTGCAAATGCTATTGCATATGATTCTGCAGGAGCTGTTAAATATGTTGGTATTGATACTACTTCAGCCGCATCAGTAGCAAATACAAAAATAGGAACAGTACGATTAAGACAGCTTGATTTTAGAGCAGGAAGAAATTCTGGTGTAATTTCAGAATATGGTGATGGTGCTAATGCAAATGGTACTTATCATAAAAAGTTTCCTGTAATATATGATGCTCATTTATTTGATTTTAGATTCGAAAAAACTACAGGTGATGTCTATGCCGGTAATGCTAATACATCCCGAATTCGATTACCAATAACTGGGGCCAATTCTTTTCCTACAGTTAATTGTTTATATAATGCAACCATAACTGTTAATACGGCTTATTTGGGAGTTAATACTTCTGATACTAGAGACATAATTCTTTGGACAGGTTCCAGTACTGCCGCGCCCATATCCGCCTCATATACTGCAGTTTTAGATAGTGCATTAACACAACAGTCTCAATCTGATTCTACTTATTCTTTGAATTTTGGAGTTAAAGATATTGGTTCTATTGTTGAAGTAGATAGTTCAACTATTACTAAAGCAATGAATATTGATATTAGTGGTAGAAATGATTTAACTGAAACTGGAAATACTGTTTTATTTGATAACAATGATGATCAAAGATCATTATTATTTCCTTATCAAAATAAAATACTTTCTAGTTTGACAAAAGCAAATTATAAATTTAAAAGATCATTTACAAAAACACTTTCTGGTGCTGGAACTACATCTATAACGGCGCCAACGGGAGAATTGTTTTATCCAGCAACTGGCGCAGGACAGATTTCTACTTCTGAAAGAGATGCCGATTATTTAGTTTGGTGTACAGGAGTTGGAGTTGCATCTGCAAAATATGGAGACTTCATTGAGTTTACTAATACTTCTGGTACTAGCATTGGATCAGAAAATCGATCACTTTCATTGGATGCGGCAGGAGAAACATTATCTATTGATGTGACAGGTGGAGATTTAGGAGTTTCGGGTGGTATTAATTATACTAATCAACCAATATACGTTATTGCTACAATGATGTCTGATCCTAGAGCGGGTAATGATTTTGGAGCAACTCTTGATAATGAGGGAATTGGTAAAAAAACTTTAGTAACAGGAAATACTACAGTTGCTAATGTAGAATCTGGTTCATCAAATACGATTCAGGCAGATTCTGGGCAAATTCATTTGGGAATAGCCATGAATGCAGAACCAGGTGTTGCTAATAGTTTAAAACTAGCAGATATTAAAAAACTACATGCTGTTGTAACTTCTTTAAACCCAACTGCTGAAGTTACAAATGCTATGGTACTTGCGGCCATGTCTGATACTGCAGATGTTCATAATATCACAAGCAATTTTATATTTAATGATGGACAAAAAGACAATTATTATGATTATGGAACTATAACTTTAAAAACCGGAGAAGATAGACCAGTTGGACAAGTAGTAGCAATAGTTGATTATTATAATCATACAGGTTATGGTCCATTTACAGTTGATTCTTATATTTGGTCGGGTTCTGGAAATACTGTGTATAAAGAAATTCCATCATATACAAGTTCGACAACTGGTACAAAAGTTGAATTAAGAGATATGATTGATTTTAGACCTAAGAGATTGGGTTATGAAACATCAGATGGAACTAATTCTCAAGACAATGATATTACATTAACAGCAAATGTATTTAATGAAAAAGCAATGCCCGATTATGATTATACATTTGATACAGATTATAGTTATTATATTTCTAGAAAAGATAAAATTGTATTGAATAGAGATAAGACATTTGATGTAATTGAAGGAGTAGCAGATAAATTTCCACTATTACCTGCAGATGATGATGATTCGATGACATTGTATAATCTTGAAATACCAGCATATACTTTTAATGCAAATGATGTGAAAACAAATTATGTTGATAATAAGAGATTTACAATGAGAGATGTTGGTAGACTTGAAAGAAGAATTGAAAATCTTGAATATTATGTTTCTCTTAGTTTATTAGAAAAAGAAGCTGATGGATTAATTATTACTGATGCTAATGGTCAAGATAGATTTAAAAATGGAATTCTTGTAGATCCATTTGCAGGACATAATGTTGGAGATGTTTTTAATGATGACTTTAATGCATCTATTGATTACGATAAAAAACATTTAAGACCAGCATTTAATACAGATTTACATCCATTAAATTTTAATGCAAATTCTGATGGTGGAACTGCTTTTTCGACTTTAGTAAATAATTCTGGTGTATTAACTTTACCGTTTGCATCAAATACGTTTATAGAAATGCCCCTCACAGGATCGAATGAGAGTAAAAATACTCAAAAAACTTTTCAAATAAATCCTTTCTCTGTTCAGAATTATATGGGTCAAATGAAATTAGATCCGTATGGTGATACCTGGTATGATCAAACTAGTCAAGTACAAGTAAAAGTTAATATTGAAGGACAATATGATAATTGGACTTCGGGTTTTTTAGCAAACAAGGGACACGGTACTCATTGGAATGATTGGGAAGAAATTTGGTCTGGATCTCAAATTAATAATGAAGTTAAAGAAGGTGTTAGAGATATAGGTGATATATCAAATAATAATAGAAAAGCAAAAACAACAGAACAATCTAAAACATTAACTGGATTAAGTTCAGGAAGTGTTCCAGAAAAAATTGTTAAAACTGTTGGAAATAAAATAGTTAATTTAAGTGTAGTTCCAAAAGTAAGAGAACAATCAGTAACTTTTATTACTAAAGGATTAAAACCAAATAAAAATGTTTATGCTTATTTTGGCGATCTAAATGTATCGAGTAATGTAAAACAAGCATGTGTTGCAAGTTTGTCAAATGTAAGCACATCTAATGTATTTCGAACAACTCCAGGAAATTTTGAACAAGCTACAATTCAAGGTTCAGGAGTAAATGCAAGTAATACTGCTACAATTATTTACATGAGTGATAGAAATCTTCAGAATAATTGTACTGTTTTGCTTACAGATTTATCTGCTCAAACTGCTTTTACTGTTGGATCAGTAATTCAAGGAGATGATACTGGAGCAAATGGATCTATTACTGCAATTACTCATTATGGTTTTGAAGATACACAATTTGATGTTTCTTCTGAAGGTGTTGTTGGAGGAGTTTTTAATATTAAATCTGATACATTTACAGGAAGTCAAAATCTTTTTAGATTGACGGATGAAGCAGATAATATTCCTGCTACTACAACATCAGTTGCAGAAGAGGTATTTCATTCTACAGGTACACTTGATAATAAAAATGAATTGGGTCTTGTTTCTCTCAGACCATTTATTTCTAGACGAGAAAATATCAAAGAAGAAAGAATTACAAGAGCAACTTCTGATAGTAGACAATCAAAATCTACTGATTATATGAATCCGATGGCGCAAACCTTTTCTATTGATAAAAATCAATATCCTGCGGGTCTTTTTATTGATTCTGTAACTTTATTTTTTAATGGAAAAGATTCATCAGTAGGAAATAAAACTCCTGTAAATTTACAATTAAGACCTATGATTAATGGAACGCCGAGTACAT